AATGTTCAGGTATAGTTTTTTCTACTATTAACCTATCCACGATACAATCTTGCGAAAGCATCATCTACTTTTTTCACATAAGATTCATCTCTCTCTTTAGGATCAAAGTATCTTTTATCTTTCATCATAGATCGAACATCCTCTAATGTTAGAGGTCTTTCAGGTTGTGTAAAGTTTTGTGCATTTGATATTGTTTGTTTATTAGCATTCATCATTTTTTCTAATGCTTCAATACCATCTACACTTTGACCAAGTGTTCCTGATATAGCTTCATATTGTTCAGGTGTAAAAAATGTTGATGCCCAGTTATTTACTGCATCAAGTCTAGCATCTGCATTTTCTCCTAGTTTTTCTTTTTCTGCATCAATATCTACTTGATTACCAACATACATATCTACATATTTATTTACACCCTCTTCAAATACTTCTTGGTCATATGCATTTTCAAAACAGAAATTTTTCCACCATTCTGTCATAGGATTTGCATTTACTATTTCTTCAGTAACACCCTCAGGTAATTTAGGTAATTCATATCCCTCTACCTTTTCAGGTCTTTCTGCAATAGCTTCTTGTTGAAGTTCATCTACAATTTGATCTCGTAGTTCTTCTTTTTTACCACCTACATATTTTTCAAGGTTTGTATAAGACTTACCAAATTCTTCCATATTAACCTCGCCTTTATCTGTATTCCAAAATTTTTCAGGAATATATTCTGGTCGAGGAGCAGGTTCAGTAGTCGTTGCTTCTTGTGTTTCATGTGAAACATTTTCCTTTGGTTGTTCTTGTTGTACAGGTTCTTGTGTCTGTTCAACTGCTTGTGTTTGTTCTTCAGCCATTAGTTTTCTCCTTTACTATTTTTTGACTTTTGCCTTTATTGACTCTTCTTTGTATTAAGCCAACTAAATATCTTTGCCCCTCTAAATGTCTTAGAGAGTTATCTGATATCTCTGATCCAGCTACCGATTCAATGGTAATGGACTTTAGGTATTGGAGAACAGATGCACCTACATCTGTACTAAATAACGCTGAGAAAGCACTATTAAGTTTTTCTTCCTCATCAGAACTTCTTTTAAAGTTATCCAAACCTATAAGGGCTTTATTTTTCTGTTCTGTATTCATTCTTATTATATCCTTAACATCTTTTTAATTACACTTCTAGGGTAAATATTTCTATCCCCAAATCCTATTTCTCCATTTTCATTTTGATAACTACCAAAAGAATATACATATTTGCTAGTCTTTTTGAATATATATGCTTCTGTATGTATTAATGCACAATGCATATTATTAAACTCATTGTAGTCTGTAATTGTAGAATCCCCTACAATATCTTCCCAAACTATAAGATATTTATAATATCGTTTATCTCCTACAACTATAGGTTTACTCGGTTTCTTTGTACTCATCTATCAATATCTTTTTTAGAAACCATATCGCCTTTTTAATATCGGTTGATCCACCTTTATCTCTATGACGAATTATATATTTTATAGATGTAGCATCTGCATATGGTAAGTCTTTTACCCAATCATATGTTTGTAGTTTTTTACCACAAGTACATTCTCCTTTTTGATAATAATCAGGATTTATTTTATCTGTCATACTATCTCTCCTATCCAGTTACCATTTTTATCTAATACCATTGGAAGTAATCTTGGTATTCCATTTAGTATTATTCCACATCCAATAATAAATCTTGTTCTAAAATTTTTTGCATATGAGAATGCCATACTCTTTTGATTTATTAAACAGCCAACATTCATACCAAAAAATATATCATCAGGATTAGCCCAATATGATATAACAAATTTTGTATGATAATGACCTTGTACTGCACTCATACCCATTGTCTGTGAAACTTTTAATATGTCTGCCGCTCTACCATGTGTAAAGAAACATTTTTTACCATTACTTAATTTTAAAGTAATATCATCAATCCATTTCCATTTACGAGTTCCTAAAAAATCTCCATATGGTTTTAAGAATTGTTTTGACATACCATATCTTAATGCTCTTCTATAAACTAAACTACTATGATTAGAATCTACTTCTGTTACTTCAGGAAATATTCCCTCTAGTTCTTTTACATATTCTCTTGCTATATCTAATTCATGTCCTGCACTTGGTAAATCAGGATTGTGGTCATGCATTGATATTGCATGAAAATCTAATAGATCGCCTATATTAATTATAGTATCAGGTTTAAATTCTTTTTTGATTGCTTTTAAAAATCTAAAAGAATCTTTGTGATGATAAGGGATATGTAAATCGCTTATAACAAGTACAGAATTATGCATGACACTCTCATTATTGCTGTGGTTCTCCTTGATTATTTTGTTGTGCCATTTGTTGCATTTCTTGGAATTGTTGTGCCGCCTGTTGCATTTCTTCAGGCGATCTAATTAACTCTTCAGGCACTCCTAATTTTTTAGCTACAAACTTTGCCGCTTCATCTTGTTTAATCAAAACATTCAATAATTGTGGGCCAACTCTTGCTTGTACCATTCCTAAGAATCTATCAAGTGTTGCTACATCTTGTTGGTGTTGTGCTTGTGCTAATGGAGAAGAAGATTTAATTTTTATTTCTCTACCATTTACTACTGGTATTTTTATTCTTCCTTGCTTTTTGAGTATATAAATTACTCTTTGCAAAACAGGATTTACTAATTCAGCTTGTAATCTACCAAATGCCGCTCCGATTTGTCGTGATAGATCAGCCATTCTTTCTGCTACTTCTGTTGCAGACATTGGAGTTTTTTCATTAGCAACTCCTAGCATTTCATTGTACAATGCTTTTTTTATATTTGTTCTCATATCTCTTAATACAAGATCACTTACATTAAAATTTCCTGCTGGTGCAATAGGTTGAAGTCCTGATGATCCCATTGCTTTTGGAATAATAGTACCTGGAATTAATGAAATATTATCTACATTAATTACACCATCATCTTCTACTTGATACATTCCTGATATAGACATTTGTGCATTTTCTAAAATTAATTCTATAACTAAGTTAGAAGTTTTAATTGCAGGTAATGCTAATTGTAGTGGCCCTCTTCCATAAACTTCTCCTGCAACTTTAGACCATCTATAAATTATATATGGATTAGAACCTAAACCTTTAAATGTAGTTTCAACTATTTTGTGTTCATACATTGGTGCAATTACACAAAACTTATATTCTTCTTCTTTTGTATTACTATATTCTCTATAAACTACTTCTATAATTTCACATTCATGTTCACTCATTTTTTCCATATCCATATTCATTTTTTCTGACAATGTTCCATTTGGATATGCTACTAATAACTCTTTCATTCTTATCATTCTTTTTCTATAGATATGATCTACTTTGTCATCAAATCCTGAGTCTAAAACTATTTGTGGTAATGGTATTGCTTTAAATTTTACTGGCTGTATTGCATCTCCCTCTTCTACTAAAAGTACACCTGTACCTACTGCACAATCTAAAAATGTTTCATGTACTTCTTGGGAAAAGTTTGAGTTTTGTAAAACTTCAAATACATATTCTGTAACTTGATCTAATAATAAATTAACTTCTCTTTGTTCTTCTTTAGGAATTTCTGAACCTGCAACAAAGTCTGCCCATCTTGCAAAGTTAGGTACAATTCCTGATTGTAATCTACTTGCAAATTCTTGAACTCCTACTACTGCTGTTTCATCAAATATACGATCTGATCTTCTTCTACCGATAGATTCAGTATAAAAAGATTCTCTTTGTGGTAAAGCATATTCATAACATTCTTCAAAAGTAGGAAGCCATAAATCCTTAATAGATTTTGCATGATTATATCTATTAAGTAATTGCTTTACTTTAGAATCAGAATATTCTTCTGGTCTTTGTGGTTTTACTTCAACTACCATTATGCTCCTAATGTAGGTTTAGACATAAGCTGAGCTGAAATTTCAAAACCTTGTCCGCCTCTTCTACCTGCTAATAATGATCTTCTACCTCTTCTACCTGTGAAAGCGGCAACTCTTTCTTCAAATTGTTGTTCTTTTAATCTTTTCTTTTCTGCCATCTCTTGTGATCTTAATCTTTTTCTTTGTTGCCTTACACTTTCCTCCTCGACTGGTGGTGGAGGTGGTGGGGGAGCTTTTGGTCTAAATGGGCCTGCACACATATTTATCTTCTCCTTTCGTAAACGCTTTTAGGTTTAACATCAAATACATTAAAGTTCCTTTTCGCAACTACAGGTTTATTAGATTTCTTGCCAATAGTCAATGCTCTTCCCTCTCCTGCTCCTAAAAGTAAATATTGTAAAGCATCATGAATATGAGAAAATCTATTTTTATTTGGTTTATCATCATATCTTTCTCCTGATACTTGAAGTCGTCTATAGTGATATCCACCTGAAAAACCACGAATTAAATTATTACATTTAGGATCAAGTAATATTCCTGACTCTCCATCTACCATTCTTGATAATACTGAATTTACAGATTCTAATCTTATCAATACATCATTTGATGGTGCAGGTCTTGCATGTATTCCTTTACCTCTAAGTATTTGAAATGGTGTTGATTCATCTGTTTGTACTCTATGATCTCCTGCTGGATCGCCATATATATAAAAATCTCTTGGTAAATATTTTGCCATATGTTGTTTCATTACATCTGAAAACTTTACTATACCCATATCTTCTGCAACTAATTCATCTATAACTACCCATCTACTTCTAATACGCTGTGCAAATACACAAGCAGGTGTAAGACCAAAATCTATACCTACAAATATTGGAACACCCTCAGCTATAGCAACATCTCCTTTTGCAACATGAACTTCTTCATTAAATGATTCATATACAGGTTTACCATCTTCTACTTGTCCTAATTTATTTAATACATATACATCAATCCAAGATTTAGTTTTACCTCGTATAATATTTTTATAATAGTTTGGTGTAAGGTTCTTTTGATTTTCAGATTTATTATTTATATCATAACCATCTACTTCATTTTCTTTATTCTTAATTTCTAACATAGCAGGTGGTTGATTAAAAAATTTCCAATTATCAGGTTTGATTAACATCTTTGCTTCTTGTTTTGTTATGTAATCAGGTATTACAGTTTCTCCTGCAAGTATAGCCCACCAATGATCTGTATCAGGTGGGTTAGTATCTGCAATAACACCATACCAACTTGGGCCACCATCTCTCATAGATGGATATCTTCCTACCCTCATTGAACAAGCATCTACTATTGACTTAGGTATTTCTCTTGCTTCATTAATCCATACACCAGTAAGTTCTAATGATAATAATTTTTTTACATCTTCAGGTCTATCAAGTGCTAAAAAGATAACTTCTAGTTCTATATCTCCTTTTGCTATCTTGTGAGTATAAGGTACACTCCATTGAAATCTTCCCCATTCTTCTTCAGGAAACCAATCAAGCCAAGTTTTAATTGTAGTAGTTCTTAATTGTGGGTTTGTATTTCTTATTACAGCCCATCTTGATTTTCTTTTACCATCTTCAGATGGTTGTTGTATTAATGCTCTTCTAATAATCTCTATGCAACAAGCAACAGATTTACCTGAACCAACTGGGCCACGAAGTCCTCTAAAA